TCCGAGTTCGCGTGCACATTTGAAATCTTCTGTTCTGAGGTTCCACATCTTTTCAAACGTTTCGATAATATTTGTTATGGTCTCTTCATTCATCGACTGGATAGTCTGTTTTTGAAGTACTGCAAGCGCTTCATAGCGATTTGGTTCCTTGTCGATGAAGTGAGTGTCCTCCATTAATTATATCTTTTACAATTTTTCTCTCTAATTAATTTTTTAATTCACTCAAAATCTTTATCAAAATTTTGTTTTGCATTTGAAGTTGTTGAGTGATACTGACCAGGGCCGTACATACAGTGTCTCCATCCTCGGTCGCGAGAAGGGAGGTCATGAGGGTCGCAACATCCACACCATCATCTTCGAACATCATATCGTCATCATCGATTTCGTCCATGGGTTCATCCTCAGTAGCGATGATGGAGATCTCCTCCTCCTCTGACTCAGTTTCGGATACAATTTCACCCTCCTCAATCTCAGTTTCTTCAGGCTGTTTTGACATTTGAATTAGACCAAGAAAAATTGGATCGCGAAATTTCGCACATTTACCCAAAATTATTTTCTCTGCCTATAGTACAACAACTCTCAAAATGGCTGGCGGTCTTATGCAACTCGTCGCTTACGGTGCCCAGGATGTCTACCTTACCGGTAACCCTGAGGTAACTTTCTTCCAGGCCAAATACAAGCGCCACACTAACTTCGCGATGGAGAACATCGAGCAGACCGTCAACGGTACTGCCGCCAACTCCGGCCGCGTTTCCGTCACCGTCGCCCGTAACGGTGATCTCGTCGGTGACATGTACGTCGAGCTCCTCTCCGCCGCTGCGGCGTCCATCTCTTCCAACGCCACTGACGATTCTTGCTGGGTCGCTGAGCGTGCGATCTCCTCCGTCGAGTTATCGATCGGAGGTCAGCGTGTTGACAAGCACTACCAGAAGTGGTGGCGTCTCTACTCCGAGCTTTACCTTGACGAGTCCAAGAAGCTCACTTACGGTAAGATGACTTCCGCCACGACTGGTAACGCTGTCTATTTGCCCCTAGTCTTTTTCTTTAACCGCAATCCCGGACTTTACCTCCCACTAATTGCTCTGCAGTACCATGAGGTCCGTATCGATTTCGATTTAGCGTCGGATTTCGACACCTACCTCAATACCGGTACCTTCAAGGTGTGGGCCAACTACGTCTACCTTGACACTGAGGAGCGTAGGCGTTTTGCCCAGAAGGGTCACGAATACCTGATCGAGCAGGTGCAGCACACCGGTCAGGACACTGTTACCGCTTCCGGTGGTACCAAGCAGGTCCGCCTCTCGTACAACCACCCCGTCAAGGAGCTTGTATGGTGCTGCGACGAGGGTGTCGCCCGTACCAAGATGTGGAACTTTACCCACAAGGCCCAGGTCGCCGAGATTGTTCTCGAGCAGGACCTCACCATGGCCGAGTCCAACTGTTTCATCGCCCCCGGCGCTGCGGGTGCTCCCCTCCTTGTGTGCGGCACCGGTGGTGGCACTTCCAAGTTCACCGAGGAGGCTGTCGGTACCATCGACAAGTTCAAGCTTGTTCTCAACGGCCAGGACCGCTTCAAGGAGCAGTCCGGTAAGTACTTCAACCAGGTCCAGCCCCACTTCCACCACTCCGGTGCCCCCTACGCGGGTGTCTACGCGTACTCCTTCGCGCTCAAGCCCGAGGAGCACCAGCCTACCGGCACTTGCAACTTCTCCCGTATCGATAACGCGCAGGTTTCCATCACCACCACCACCGGTAACGATGCCGCGACCAACCTCAACATGTTCGCGGTTAACTACAACGTCCTCCGTGTCCAGTCCGGTATGGGTGGCCTCGCCTTCTCCAACTAAATACCCATACGCGGTATTTTAGTAAATAATTAAAAAACAAAACTCATTTTTAAAATGCACAGTACCAATGCTGTTTAAAAATGATTAGAGACTTAAGTTTATCTAGAGGTATGCCCAACTTTTCACGTACCGATCTGATTACTACCCTGTCTATGATGTTGAACGCCGTACAAGACAACCCTGATATGGAACTTAATAGAACTATGGCACTGTCTATGTTTGAGGTTACCCTCAGATATTACAATCTTTTCACACGAAGTGGTGATAAAAAATTCATTCAGATCTGTTATGATAAAGCAAAGGGGGCTAAAAATGATCACAGATTTACGAAGTATGTTCATAAATTTGAGGAACTTACTAGGCCGCCACCCCTGCGCCGATCGAAGCGCTTAGCAAATAAGCATACTTAAATACAAGCCTCTCATTATAGATAATGTTCAAGAAAGTATTTGACCTTTTTATTAAAGTGGATAAACCTGTGTTGGGACGCTGGTCTCTAAAATCTTGTAATGAAATTTCAACATCCATAAACTCTGTCTACCAAAACCGAGATCATTGTGGTGACACGATCTGTAAAACACCTAAGAAAGCTTCAGAGTATAAGGATAAACCACGATAAGCAATCATGTATGAGATTTACACTGATGGAAGTTGTCTCGGAAATCCTGGACGTGGTGGCTGGGGTGTGGTTAGTGATGACTTTAAACTCTCTGGTAAACAGTGTGATACCACCAATAATGCAATGGAGATGACGGCTATTCTCAAAGCCCTCGAAGAATGTGTTAAGAGGGATATCCAAGAAGTCTGTATATTCACAGATAGCCAGTATGTGAAGAATGGTATTAGTTTATGGATTGTCAAATGGAAAAAGAATGACTGGATAACATCTACGGGTACATCTGTAAAAAACAAAGATCTGTGGATTGCGATGGATGAAATGCGTAATAAATTGAAGACTGTTGAATGGAAATGGGTAAAAGCACACAATGGAGACCCTAAAAATGAAGAAGTTGATACATTAGCCTACGAAGCTGCTGGTGGAACCCCTAAAACCAAGACTCTGAGTGGAACGAAGAAGCAAAAATTTTACGCAGTTGTTAAAGGGCACATCCCAGGTATATACACAACTTGGGATGAAGCTAAGACGCAGGTGGATGGATATCCCGGTGCGGTCTATAAGTCTTTTAAAACTGAAGAAGAAGCTGAGGAATTTATGAATACACCTGTAAAGGAGCGGATATACCTAAATGTCCCTTTTGAAGAAAAAGATCATGTTAAATCATTGGGTGCAAAATGGGATCCTACAAAAAAGAAGTGGTGGGTTCAGGATATGAAACCTGAACTAGAAATATATGTTGATTAAGTATAATGGGTGAAGCGGATGTGCCCCATGAGCATTTCTGGTGTGAAAAGCAGGAGAATCTGCTCGTGAGATGGGCTGAGAAAGCTGCTGGGTACCGATGGCTTCATAATCACGCACGTCTCTATTTCAAAAAACAACATGACTATTTGTCATATCCAAGTATCATCATAGCGAGTATCACAGGTGTCGGTGGCTTTGCTGTGTTAAATCCTAGTGGAAGTGAAGATGTAGATCCGGATACTAAGACGAAGATCATCGTGGTTCAATACTTCTTCGCCTTCCTCAATGTTCTCGGTGGTATTCTCACTTCAATAAGTAAATTCAGTCAGAGTGCGAACCTAGCTGAGGCACACTCTGCTATGTGCGTACAATACTCCAAATTTTACAGGAATATCGATATGGAGTTATCCCTTGATGTCCAACACAGAGAGGATGTACTCGAATTTGTACAAAAGGCGCGTCAAGAATATGACCGACTTCTTGATGATGCCCCAGACATACCAGCCATATCTATACAGGCGTTCAATATGGAGTTTCCGGATAAAGAGAACAAACCAGATGTGTGCAATGGTTTAAGTATTATCATGAGTGATGACGCAGCTTCAACAATTTCCTCTACAGCGAATCCAGTCTCCAGATGGATGAAGAGTGTGAGAAAATTGAATATAAGAAGACGAAGTGAAGATAATTCTATTGAGGTATAATAAAGATGAAAACATTCTTGAACATACTCGTCATCACCGTAGTGTACGGTCTTTTGTACAGTCAGATGAACCCCGAGAGTTTCGGATTTGCATCCCCACTCGACCCATTTTACTTTGCGTTCACTACGATGAGCACGGTGGGTTACGGTGACATTTCTCCCAAGACGGACACGGCGAAATTGATGGTAATGTCCCAGCAAATTGTGTTGATGGGTGAACTGGCTAATATGCTCAAGTTATTTTGAGGTACATGACTTGTCAGCAAATAGAATGTAAAACAATACTAACCCAATTAAAATGGATAGAAGTACCTTTGAATGTTTTGGGAATATACCCATACTCAATACGAGTAGACACAGTACGTACACGTATACGAATTGTGTGTATTCGAAAAATCCTCTCGAAATTCGATCGAACGATATTTTACCCGGATAGGATACGAAGAGTGCATCAGATTCTTTATCCGAACGAAGTTGACTCACGTTTTCAAAAATCATGTGCGTATCATCAACTTTTATGAATGGGTATTTTTTACAAACCATATTCAAATTAACTTGATCATCTTCGCATGTGTACGATAACGCCTCGTCGATCATGACTTTCAAAAATTTTACATATCCCATGTACATCCCAGAGTTTGCCGGAATACCAGCCTTACATGTACCGAGTAAGTGATCACCGGGGTTTGGTCCCTTTGATACG